TCTACCTCCCCAGCCGGGGTACATGCTTGCTCCAACATATTCAACTCGGAGCATGTAATGTCGAGGACTTATTCCCAGCTTTTACCAAAGGTATGTCCGAACTGGTCGCTCTGCATGGGCGAACAGGGGTTGGAGATACGGGTGAATACTTGTCCTCCGACGTTGACCGACAAGTTGGTCTGGGCGTTCTCGGACTTGCTAACTTTCTTTCTCTACATGGAGTCTCCTATGCAGCCTTTGGCCTTGCCCTCAAAGCAGTCAATGACGGACGTGATGAAGACATTACTCCTGCAATCATTCTGGCGAGAGAGTGGGTTCGAGCTGTGTCCGGAGCCGCTTCCATTGCCCGTGCTAACAACATGGACAGAGCGTTTACAATCGCCCCCACCGCGAGTTGCTCGTACCGCTATAAGGATCTGGAAGGATTCACTACAGCGCCTGAGATTGCTCCGCCTATTAGTAGGCATGTCGATAGAGATTCTGGCACGTTCGGTGTGGAGTCTTTTGACTACGGTAATGTCGAGATTGCAAGCGAAGTAGGTTGGGATACATATGAAACTGTGGCGGATGAGATCTGCCGAACCTTTGCCGATACTGGATTATTCCACGGCTATTCTTTTAATTCATGGAGTGACGTCGTGACCTACGACCAAGCCTTTATTGAAGATTGGTTTGAGTCACCTCAGACCTCCCTTTATTATGCGCTTCAGGTCATGCCGGATACCCTCCGTAAAGATGATGCTGCCTCACTCCTAGAGGGTGATGATTATGCAGATCTCTTTGGCTTTGAAGACGCAGAAGATCAATTCTGTTCATCTTGTGCTGAGTAAATGTCTAACTATTTGAAAGTGATGTCCCGGAAAAGAACCTGGACACCCGTTGCTGTTGATAAAGGAGAGCTTAAAGCAGGCTCGGAGGATTCAATCTTCCGGGCGCTTGCCCTCCGCACCCTTGAATTACCTGTAAAGGAGATGCTCAAGCAGGGCTTGGAAAGAGACCTGCCCGATGACCCTGGAGTTATCCCCGCCCTCCAATCCAACATGGCCGATGAAGACAAGCATGACCTGGCTCTTAGCTACGTCGTTGATGCTCATGGGACTATCCCTAAGTATGAACTCGAAGCCGAGAAGATACGCGAAGCTTGGATCCGCGATCCGTCACACCCGATCCTTAAGACGGCGATACTTGAGCGCTCAGTTTTCTTCGTGCTACTCCCGATGTTCCGGTTCAACGGTGACATGGGCTTACGTAGCGTTGCTGCCGACATCTCACGAGACGAACAGACCCACGTTCTTCTCCATGCGATGTGTGCAAAAGACATTGGAGAAGTCTCAACCCCTGCCCTTAATAAGTTACGGCGAGCCACCGTTGCTTGGGTTATGGAAGGACTATCAACTAACCACGAGGATAAATACCTTGACAAAGACTTCTGGCTCAAGCAATCCGACAGCCTCTACGCCTCTGGCAAGGCTTCAGGACTTGCTGAAACGCAAAGGGCAAGGATGCCCTCCTTCTTTGAAACCTCAAACGTAAACTTACCTAAATATGGATAACATCCTCCCAGGCAATCGACGTCTCGATGCATTGGTAGAAGAGTTAGATGCGTTGTATCCACATTACCTCCCCACACCTAAAGATGATCTAGCTCTGGTTATGTACCGAGCTGGTCAGCGTTCTGTTGTGGACTACATCAAAGATAAAGGTTAATCACTATGTGTGCTTCAAAACCCTCAGCTCCTTCAATGCCAAAGCCTGAGCCCCTTCCAACTCCACAGCCATTACCAACACCACAGCAGGCTCCAGTGCCAAAGGCTCAAGCCCCAGCACCTCCACCGGTAGCTGTTAAGGCTGCCCCACCACCAAAGCAAGCTGATCCCCTACCTACAGCCCCGCCTCCTGTTCTTGTCCAAGGAACCGAGGATGCTCCTGTAGTTAAGAAAAAGAAAAGCAAGCGTACTATTAATCAACAACGTAGCAAAGGAACTTCAGCTCTGAAGATTCCGCTCAATACCAGCTCTAAGAAATCGGCTGGTCTAAACATTCCAACTTCTAATTAAGTTATGAACCCCTCTGCCCAAAGTCGTTATATGACCTTGACAGCGGACAGGGAACAGTTCCTCCAAGCAGGGCGTAATGCAGCGAAGCTCACACTTCCTTACCTCCTTACTGATGAGGGTTTGGCAAGTGGTGAGAGGCTACATACGCCTTGGCAATCGGTAGGAGCCAAAGGATGTAATGTGCTCAGCTCCAAGATGATGCTGAGTCTCTTTCCAGTCAATACGACATTCTTCAAGCTACAGATCAACGACGCAGAACTATCGAAGCTACCTGATGTAGACGACAAGGTTCGCTCAGAGATCGACCTAGCCCTCTCCAAGATGGAAAGGGTGATCATGCAACACATCTCAGAGACATCTGATCGTGTTCAACTACATGCAGCTATGAAGCACTTGGTAGTAGCAGGCAACGTGCTTGTCTATCAAGGAAAGAAGTCCCTGAAATTGTTCCCCTTAGACCGCTTCGTTGTTGCCAGAGATGGTGACGGCCAAGTTCAAGAGATTGTGACCAAGGAGATCGTAGATCGATCCCTGCTACCGAAAGAGTTCCAGCAAGCCAATCCTGAAAGAGACGTCAACTCCCCTGGAGAAGACGGCCCTAAGTTTGGTGTAGCAAGTAGCTCTAACAAAGGACAATCAGATGATGCAGTCGTCTTTACTCATGTTGAGTTTAAAGATGGTGCACACAAATGGTATCAAGAATGTGAAGGTAAGAAGCTGCCAGGATCTGAATCCTCAGCACCTCTTAAGTCTTCACCTTGGATGCCATTACGCTTTAACGTCGTAGACGGAGAAAGCTATGGAAGAGGAAGAGTAGAAGAATTCATCGGTGACCTCACCTCACTCGAGACCTTGATGAAGGCTCTGGTGGAAGGATCTGCAGCAGCAGCAAAGGTTATCTTCCTTGTATCTCCCTCCAGTACAACCAAACCACAGTCACTTGCAACAGCTAGCTCTGGTGCAATCATCCAGGGTAGACCTGATGATGTTGGTGTTGTACAGGTTGGTAAGTCTGCTGACTTCGGTACTGTTCAGACAATGATCTCAGACCTAACCAAGCGCCTCTCTGATGCGTTCCTTGTGTTGTCTGTACGTCAGTCTGAGCGAACCACAGCAGAAGAGATCCGAGCTACACAGCAGGAACTCAACGAACAGTTAGGTGGTATTTATAGCAACCTGACAACAGAACTACTGACGCCATACCTGAGTCGCAAGATGTCTCAGATGAGCCGAACAAAGACACTACCTGCTCTACCTAAGGGTCTGGTGATGCCTACTGTTGTGGCTGGTCTTAATGGTATTGGCCGTGGTCAGGACCGTCAGTCTCTGATGGAGTTTGCAGGAACCATTGCACAGATCATGGGACCCGAGGTGATGCAGCAATATATCAACCCAGATGAATTCATTAAGCGGCTAGCAGCGGCATCAGGTATCGAAGCTCTTGGCTTAGTCAAGGGTACAGACCAGATGAAGCAAGAATCCGACCAAGCAAAGCAAGACGCTATGCAGTCTCAGTTAATGGGACAAGCAGGTCAACTGGCTAAGTCGCCAATAGCCGAACAGTTAACCCAACAAATGATGCCTAATGACCAGCAGCAACCTGAACAGCCCGGCCAGCAAGCGCCGCCGAGCCCGCAAGCCTAGTGGAGAGTTTAAGGGTGATAACCCTACAACCCCATTAAACGAAGCTTGGGAACCAACTCCTATTGAAGATGCTCTCTCTACTAATGAAGTGAGTTATGGCGTCAAGCAAAAGGTAGACGGGACATCGAAACCCTCTGCCGGTAAGTATGCAAAGAAAGACAAGATCCGCCCCACCTTTGGCAACGTAACCTCAATCACTTTCTAATATGGCTAACCGCATGACATTCGATCCCTCTGAGGATCGCTCACCCGAACAGATGGCCGCCGAGACTTCAGCAATGGAGCAAGGCGAGCTACTGATCAAAGCCCAGGAGGAGGACCGAGACCGTCGGATGGATGCAGCCTCTTCTGAGGAAGAAGATGTAGCTCTCATCGGTGGTAAGTTTAAATCTCAGGATGACCTCCTAAAGGCTTACAACGAGCTTCAAAAGAAGTTAGGACAGGATACACCTGAAGAGGAAGAAGACGAGACTGAGGAGCAGTCAGAGTCCACTGAAGAGGCTCCTGTAGAAGAAGAGGAGACGTCTGAAGTAGTCACCCAAGCTGTTGACTTCATGACCCAACTTGGTACGGAATTCAGTACTACTGGTTCTGTGTCTGATGAGGCTGTCGAGAAGCTATCTGAGATGGATAGTAAAGACCTCGTGGCTGCCTATCTGAAGTATAATGCTAAGACAACTACAGCAGCTCTACAGCAAACACAGATCAACGACATCATGTCGTCTGTTGGTGGAGCTGAAGCCTATGGCGAGATGATTGCCTGGGCTGGTGAGAATATGGACCCAGCAGATGTAGCAGACTTCAACGCTGTCACTGCAACTAATAACCCTGCAGCTATCAAGTTTGCAGTACAGGCTCTGTCTTCCAAGTGGAAAGGAGCTGAAGGCTACGAGGCCCCTCTAGTGACCGGTAAGAAGGCTGCTAGTAAGGGTAAGGTATTCCGTAGTCAGGCCGAGTTAAGCCGCGCTATAGCTGATCCTAGATACTCCACAGACCCTGCATATCGCATGGATGTTGAGGAGAAGCTGATGCGATCTGGCGACCTGCTCTGATCTCCAAGTTCGTTCATCCGTAAGGACGCATTACCAGTTACATGGAACGGGGTAACTGGCCTCTTGGAGAAACCCCATGACAACCGTAGAAGTACGCGCTG